AACTTTTTTGCTTCTTTCTCTAAGCTCTCTTTCAATTATCAGCTCCTTGTTTTTGAAGTAGGCTTTGTTAAAACCCATCTCCCAATCCCTACTATCTTTTGTATTAACTTGGTAGGGATTACCCAAGTCACCTTTGAGGAAGGCTTGGTAGCCCTCATTGAATGGTTTCATCTTTTGCTTTGATGCTGTATAAGTGCTTCTAGGTACCATCTTGCTTTCTTCAAATCCTCTAGACCATTTTTATAACGCCACCGATGTAAGTACTTAGCAACGTTACCCCGATAATAACCGATAAGCTCATCATCTGTCAAGATGTCTTTGATGTAATCAATACATTCAATCTCACCTTGACCATAATGAGGAGGCTTGTTTACGTTATCTGTCATAGTATAATCAACTCCGCTTCTGTGTATGGAATGTGAAAGAACAACTCACCTGGTCTGATGTATCTACCCTTTGCTTCACCAAGACTTTCCTTAGTCAACAAGAAGTCTCTGATACGCCAAGCTTGCTTGAGGTCTTTACGAAAGACATAGAAGTTAAGTACACCATTCTCACCTTGATACTTATCAAGTAGACGTTGCTTACGTTCTGGAATACGTATCTCCATCCAGTGTGTAGGCCAGTCACCATCCCAAGCTACCTTAACCTCAGCCTCATTGAAGTAAGTGTAGCCATGCTTCTGAGATACAACGTCTACATTGTAGTTCTCTTCAGTGTTGACTAGCACATGCCCCTTCTTTGTGAGGTACTCTGTCAAAGCATCCTTTGCTTGTGAATCGTACGCTTCGTATAGTGCTCTATTAAATGCTTTTCTGACGGGCTTGCCCATGTTCAAGGTACTCCTTAAGTTCTGTGTACCCACCAATGTGAGACCCCGAAGGGCTAAAGATCTGAGGTACTGTGGTAATACTAGAACGTTTCAAAAGATAAAGCAACCACGAACTAGATTTAGATTGGATATTATATTCGGTGTATTGTAAGTTAGCCCCTTTCAATAAAGCCTTAGCTTGATCACAAAAGTTACATTGATTACGAGTGATCATTACGTACATCTTGTCTCCATTTCAATTCGTACAACAGTTTCTTTTGTTCGTAGTCAGACATGATCATCCAGTCACGTATCTCATCTACGGTTCGTAAACACCCTGCGCAGTATCCATCCTCTATCCGACAGACCTTTACGCAGGGTGAAGGTGTAGACCCTACACTAGGTCTACGATTTCGCATGAGTCACCAGAGCAAGCCATAGTTTGCATTGCCACAGTGTTGTCCTCTTGTTCATACTCTGAAAGCTGGGACCAGTCAATAGACTTTGGCATCAGCTTTGAAAGTTCTTTATACTCACGTTCACTGCAGTCCTGATAGGGTGCTTGCTGATAGGTGTGATCAGAGTGTGGTAAGAAGGACACACCAGACATCTCATCAAAGTGTTTGTACACAAAGGCACCCACGTCTAGCCACTCCGAGTCACGGACTGAGATAGTCACCGATGGTTTATGCTCACACCAATTACGTTGATAAGCCAGCCACATTTCTAGCTGCTCGATAGCTGACATATCATCACGAGTTACAGCTTTGTTAGGTGACTTCTGAGGGAAGCTAAACACTGTAGTGGTATCACCCTTGAACACACATGGCTCATGGGGAATGCCTTGATCTTTCATGAACTGAGTAAGAGGGTCTTTGTTGTCACCTCGTACAGTCCTAACGTAAAACCGTGAGTGGCGAGCATGGATACCAGATGCTGAATCCACAAGCTGAGAGACAGTGCCGCTTGGCTTAACGCAGCTGATAGCAGCAGATACAGGGATACCAAGTTTATCAGCAAACTCAGCATTAGTATCAACAGCCACTTTACGAAGGTGCGCAAGAGTTTCATTGAGTCCTTTATTCTTTGTAGTCAGCAGTGGGTTATCCATTATGCCCGTGAGTGACACACCAAGCAGTCGTTCGGCTTCAGTGTTGTCTCTCCACACCTTTCGCAGATACGGAAATTTTGTGTAGGTGGATTGGATAGTTCCCAGAATTGTTGCCAGACGGACCTTTCTTTCCAAATCGTCGATAGTGTCTGTAGCCCGTACGACACACTCGGTAAGGTTGCAGAACTGATACGGACGAAGAATGATTTCACTGCAAGGGTTAGTCCCAAACTCGTAATCACTATCACGTCTACCATATTTTGCAGCTTGTTTCTTAGATGCTTCACGATTGAATACTCCTCGTTCTCCTGACTTGGATTCAACCAAAGCTGTCCACTCACGCATGAATGTTTCTACATCAGGCTTTTCTGTATAAGATACAGAGTTGTTAGCTAGTGCACGGTGAGCTGCTGTCTCCCACCACTGACCAGACTTAGCGTGACGCATACGGTCATCACTTAGGTTAGATAGAGAGATCATAGCTGATCGACGTACACCGCCAACCACAACAATCTGTCCGATGAAACACATCAGGTCATGGCACTCAATGCTTGAGAGCTTACGACCTTGTGCATTCTTAAATGTAGACACAGCAAAGTTAAACAACTCAACCAAAGGTGCTGGGCCTGATGCTCTACCACCAAACGTTTTTAGTCTTGCACCTGCAGGACGTACACGAGAGACATCCCACTTAGGAATCTCACCAGCCCATAGGAGTGCTAACACTTGACGGAAAGCTTTCGCCCAACCTTCCTTACTGTCCTTCACGACGACTGTGGTATCACTCTCGAACAGATGTGGTACTTCTGGGAGCTTGCTGATGTACTGCCGTTCTACAGAGAAGCCAACCCCCGTGCCACAGAGGAGGATGTACATCGCTTCGTCGAAGCTTTTAGGATCATCTACTGGGAGATATGAACAGTTGTAACCTGCAGTATTATCACGATCAAGAGCAGGGCCAGCTGTCATCATAGCTCGCATAGAAGGCATGATCTCTAAGCCAAGGATAGCTTGTTGGATATCATTGTAAATATCCCAACCCGATTCATCTGTTAAAGCCTTGGCAACAACATTATCCATGTAACGTTCAACTGTTTGATCCCAGTTCTCACGGCCTTTATCATCAAAGTATTTTGCATACCGTGACTTGTGAATAAAAGATTGATAGTCTGTTGGTAGTTGATTACTCATCGTTTATCTCCTGAGCCTTTTAGTGCACCTCGTGCTTTACGACCGTAGAGTTTCTCTAGGTTTTCGAAAGCGATGTCATGCAAGTCAATGTTAAGATCACGGGACAGTGCAGCTAAGTACCACAACACATCACCGATCTCTGCAGCAATACCCTGCCGATCAAAGTTATTGTCACGAATCATCTTCTTAACTTTGTTTGCAACTTCACCTGCCTCACCTGCTAGGCCAAGGGCGGGGTATAATATACTATGCGTACTGTTGTAGATAGCAGTCTTAGCTGCTGCCCTTTGGTACTGATCCATAGTCATACGTTCTTTGAAAGCTTCGTTGTAATACTCCCAAGCTTCTAGGTCCGAATCATTCAACACTTTTTACCTCACATTCTTCCACAATTACATCGTCTATGTCGTATAGACTGGCTTCGATTAGTTCCGATACTACGTCAGAGTTATCCCCAAAGGTCTCAAGAAAGTTAGCCTCGGGGTCTACTTTAATTTTTATAGATAGCTCAAACCTCATTCGAAAGACCCCTAGTTATACGCACTAGTGCCATCCATGTCAATTACAATCGGGTCAATGCTCTTCATAAAATGCTTCTTCCATTCATAAGCATCATCGAAGTCTTCGAACCAAAAGTTATCTTCACCAACCACACCATCTATCTCTGTTCTACACACCATAAAATACTTAGATCCATCAGGTGCCATCTCAAGTTCTAACTCAGAAACTTCTTCAATAGCTATTGGACCTTCCGTAACTCCCCAGATTTTTATTTCCATTTCTTTAACAACTCCATGTAATGATCTACACTAATCATTGTGATCCAGTCTTTTCTATCTGCACGAAAGAACACAACTGGTTCTCCTTTACCGTGCTTACTGGCTTGCTCAATATAATCATAGGCCATCTTCATACCAGACTTCCTACGCTTTACTTCAATAGTAATAGGCATCTTTTTTCTAGCTGCAGGGGACAGCTGGATATCTTCTCCAGTGTCCCCCATAGTTGTGGACTTTATGTCATCAGGCTCGAACTCAGGAAAGGTTTCTAATAGCTTGTCCCTG